CAGCTACGCCACGCCAAACAACTGGATGGTCTCCGCTTGCTTTATGATGCGGTAACTTATAGCTTCCTTTAATGTCAGGATTTTCGCTGTTTACCCAAGCACACATTACCTTTAAGTCGTCTACATCAGCAGCAGCTACTTCAGCCGCAGCATCCCATTCAGCATCTTCAGCTGCTTTCGGTGTTCCATTCGGATGAGCTTGGTTATACGATATAGCTCCCTTAGTAGCTTCCAATATCTTCTCCGCCCACTGCTTCAATAACTTCGTATCAATCCCTTTTGCGCTCGCTGCTATCAAAGCCTCTGGGTTCGCTGGTACAGGTACACAGCTCCACTCTAATAATTCCTGCTCTTCAAAGTCGATTCCAGCTTCTCGCTCTTCGCTATACTTCCACTTAATTGGATTAAAGCCAACTGAAGTACCTTTCATAAATCCGTTTTTGTACATCTGGTAAATCATATATCCGAATGGGTATATCTCCTTCGGAGTAAACTTTGCCCTACTCTTAAGCTTCCCATCTTCAACCCAAGTAGCCAAAGCAGTAGCTACAGGTGGATTATTATAGTCATGTGCAAACAACACTACTGGGTTCTTATTGTATGCATCAAGCTTCCAGCCATTCGGATTAATTCTATCAGCATCACGGTCAACCGTATCAGTAGATATAACAAACTCCAGCACGAGGTCTTCAACTTCCGTAACATCTTCAATAGTAAAGTCTTTGTATACAGCTAGTCCATCCTTCTTCTTAGCTCGCTTAAACTCGTCTGTGCTAACAAACACTATTCCTTACCCCCTTTCAATTCATTCATTACTGCTTCTTGCTGTTCCTTAAACGCTGCTCTTACAGCTTCCAGCATTTTCTTCTCCCACCTACGGGTATGCCTATCAAACATCTTCCACGCATTAAATCTCTTCTCTTCAGTATCCAGCATCCTCTTGCCTCCAAACACTGGCGCAACAGTACACCTACAATTAATGTCCAGCTCAGGTACTCCAAAGTCTCCCGGATACATGGCTTCTTCTCCATCAGGTGATATGAAAGGTTTATCAATCGGCTGTATCTGCCCATCCATTTCAGCATGCTCATCCCGAGTTCTATCATCTCTAGTAGCCAGCCATTCCTTCTCTTCTACATCGCTCTGCTTCATTCCTTCAAACGAGCCAAAGTTAGAAGCTCTTATCGTTTCAGTTCTAGCTATCACAACAGAGCGCCTTGTTTGAGCCATATCAAAAACAGAATTAATGCGGTCTGCCAAATGGTCAATACTTTCTCCAGCTTCTACACCTTCAGTAAGCTGCTTTCTTATTTCTTCTCGAGTAGTTTCATTAATCTTTGTAATAAACGTGCCCGCTTCAGTCTTAAGAAAATGCAACACTCTCGGGTCTGTAAGGTCAAATTGTGTACGAGCTCCAATAGTCAACACAGTGCGTTCTCCAAAATCCCCTACAATATCTTCATACACAGGAGCCAGATGGTACTTCAAAATAGCCTCGCCGATACTTGCCAAGATACGCCTTATAAATTCGCCTTCATCACTAATGAATACTTTCTCTGTCTTATTCACGCTCTTCGGTTGTGTCTCTTCTTCTACGGGTGGCGCAGCTCCAAAACCAGTTGAAAAGTAAATATTATACGGTATCGGATACAAAGCCCCTTGCTTATCCTCAAGCTTACCGTGTCCGCCCATTTCTCGCCATTCGTCTACAGTCAAACTCCAAGGTGATGCTTGCGCTACTCGTAAAGCATATTCTTTATCCTCAGGTATCGGGTTATCGTATTCAAGTATCAACCTTTCATCGAATTCAGGTACGAGCTTTTCTTGTAAATAACTTCTCAGAAGCTCCAGCCTCGGCTGTATAACCCATCTAGAATACAAATAATCGCTTGCTTCAATAGTAGCCCTGTTTGAAGCTTCCACTATCCCAAGTATTTCAGGGGGTACACCATACACATGTATAATTGTGTCTCTCTCATACTTCCTTAAATCCACCAGCTGCATATTCTCAAAGGTCTGATTGAGTGTCTGTACTTCTACCTTCTTACTCAAAAAATAAGGTTTATACACCTGCCAAAAGCCTTGGTTTTTGCTAAGCCAATCTTGCTCTAAACGCTTCGTATCATCAGGAGTTAACCCATCTGCACTAACAATTACATCTGGCCTTGCTCTGTTATAAAACCAACTTTTCGTATGCTTCGCTGCAAACTCATCAGTTTCGAGTTCATCTGCCAAAGCCCTAGCCATGCCACTACCACGTCCAAATGGATTAGCTGGATTCGGGTCAACCATCCACAATATTTCGGTTTCAGGTATCTCAGCATTAAAGCCTCGGTAAGATACTCGATACATCGGATTAGTAGGGGTCGGAGTATCCACAACCCAGTCTGGTGGTAATGGCCATATCGCTATTGGTACACCTGCCTTATTTCTTTCTTTCAGTAAGAAAGCTTCACCTACCAAGTCAAGATAAATCTGCATTATCTGTCTTACCACAATACCAGTCATTAGCGAGTTTCCCGAGTTCAGCAGCTCTAACAACGGATGATTAAGAACCTCCTTTATAACTTGCTGCTGTTTTATATATTTCTGCCTTGCTTCAAAGCTGGCATACTGGATATTAGCAGCTTTTACAGTCTTGCCATTCTCAGTCGCAGCATACAAGTGCCACCCAGTAGAAGCTACACTACGGCTTACCTTATTTACCACAGCCCGTAACCATGGCATATTGTTATAAGCTTCAAGCAGTTCCTTAGTTCCACGGGTAGGTGGGACGCCATTACTTCCGGGGTAAATACCTACAAACATACCCCTAACCTGTTCATTGGGCTGTCCAAACAAAAAAGAAGAAGCAGCCTTGCTAAAGTTCTTTATTCTATCTGCAAAGTTCAATTACCCACCTCCCTTACTATTTATTATTCTTACCACAATTGTATCACTCCTCGTTTTGCCAATGATGCAACGGCATATCTTAGTGCATCTACTGCATGGTCATACTCTTTTATCGGCTCATCCACCACATTATCATTATGCACCTTCCACCTGTAGTTTTCTATCTCGTCCAGAAGATTGTTTAACCCTTTGAAAATGAATAACCTCTCTCCCTTAAATCCTGCGATCACTCTTTCAATGCCCTCCTTAACAGCATTACTTGCCCCCAAAGCTGGAAGTCTCATCCTCCTGTACTCCTCAATCGCAGCAGGATTAGAAGGGTCACAGTAAACGGCTTCAATATTCTCGCCTTCGGATAACCTCAATATATCAGCTCCGCTCTCTTCTGGTAATTTATTCCGCTGGTAATATTCTCTATACACATACATTACATTATCAGGATTCACAGCTACCCACACAGCAGCTGTCGGATTATTATAACCAAAGTCAACCCCAACGATACGCCTCCAGCTACTAGGAATTTCAAATGGAGTAACAATATGCTCTCCCGGATTAAAATCCTCATACACCAGCCCTTCAGGTTTTGTAAACTCTCCTAAGTAAAACATTCTAAACTTCCAACTCGGCATTGTGGCCTTAGCTCTCTCAAACTCTTCTCTGGGGTAATGTGGATTTTCAATACTTGCAAATTGTATTACATCATAATTACTGTCTCCAGCTTTCCACCTATCATAAAATTCAGTCTTAAGCCAGCCCAAATTATACGGTGTCGTAGTAATCAATACCCTACCATTATAGAAGCCTACACGCCTTAACACTACATCCCATGCTTCTCTCTTCATCTGCCCAGCTTCATCCATCCAAGCAGCATGTACATGTACACCTTCAAGTGAAAAAGGATTATCCGCACTACCGAAGTAAATCCTCCCTCCAGTAGGTAAGTAGTAAGTTCTATCACTTGCATGGTATTCACCTTTAGTAACTTCATTCATAAACTCCAAAGTTCTCGGTAATACAATACGCTGAAACATCGGATACGTGGGAGATACTACAAGAAAAGAGCCTTGCGGATATTTCTGTATCTCTCGATAAAGCCAAATTGGCCCTACCCAGCTCTTACCGCTTCCAGTCCCCGATATCATAGCAACATACCTCGCTTGACTTCTCCAAGCTTTGGCTTGTCCCTTATGAAGCTTTATCTTACTCGCTATCATCCAGCTCAATCTCCACAATCTGCGGGAGTGTTACCTCTTGCTTGCCTATCTCGGTTGGCTCGCCGCGGCTCAAGCGCTCCAGCCTTGTCGCAATATCAAGCCACCTTGCCATATCTGCCGGGCTTAGCTCCGCCGGGTCAATCTCCTGCAATCGCTGCGCTATCCTTTGCTGGAACGCCATAG